TCAAGGACCACAAGGCGTTGAGGGTCCACAAGGTCCTCAAGGACCACAGGGTCCACAAGGTGTAACTGGTGACACTGGTCCACAGGGTCCACAAGGACCGCAAGGTGTGACTGGTGATACTGGTCCTCAAGGTCCTCAAGGTCCACAGGGACCAACTGGCGCAACAGGAAACTTTGGTGGTGCAACATTTGACTATACGTTTAGTGCAAATGACTTCCAGGGTGATCCAGGCACTGGTAAGTTGCGTTTGAATAATACAACAATTACATCTGCAAATAAGATGTGGATTGATTATTTGGATGACAACGGAACACAAATTCAAAACTTCTTGACGACCATCGATGACTCAACATCAACGATTAAGGGTCACTTCCGTATTAGCAATAAATCAAATTCAGCTGATTTTGCTCTCTTCACAATTAGTGGATTGACAGATCGCACTGGATACTTCGAAGTTGATTGCGCTTATGTTTCAGGCAGCGCAAGCAGTTTCAGTGATTCTGAAGATATTATTATTACTTTTGCTCGTACTGGTGATAAAGGTGACACAGGTGCTGCTGGTCCACAAGGTCCGCAAGGTCCGCAGGGTCCACAAGGACCACAAGGTCCACAGGGTGTTGTCGGTCCGCAGGGTCCACAAGGACCACAAGGTCCAGAAGGTCCTCAAGGTGTTGTTGGTCCGCAAGGTCCGCAGGGTCCACAAGGACCACAAGGTCCTCAAGGTCCTCAAGGCGTAACTGGTGACACAGGTCCACAAGGTCCACAAGGCGTAACTGGTGACACAGGTCCACAAGGACCACAGGGTCCACAAGGACCAACTGGTGCAACTGGTGGCTTTGGTGGCGCAACGTTTGACTTTACCTTTGATTCTAACACTACTGATAGTGATCCAGGACAAGGCAAATTGAAGTTGAACAATGGCACTGTCACTGCTGCAAATAAATTGTGGATTGACTATCTTGACGATAGCGGTACAAATATCTTCAACTTCTTGGCAACAATTGATGACTCAACATCAACAATTAAGGGTCACTTCAAGATCAGCAATAAGTCTGATCCAAGCGACTTTGCATTGTTTGTTGTAAACAGTCTAACAGATAAGACAGGTTACTTCGAAGTGAACTGCTCTTATGTTTCTGGTAGTGCTGCAACATTCAGTGCCTCTGAAGATGTCTTGATTACATTTGCTCGTACTGGTGATAAGGGTGAGGCTGGTCCAACAGGTCCATCTGGTCCTTCTGGTCCTTCTGGTGGTCCACAAGGTCCGCAGGGTCCACAAGGTCCTCAAGGAGTTGCAGGTCCACAAGGTCCACAAGGTGTTGTTGGTCCACAGGGTCCACAAGGTGTTGCTGGTCCATCTGGTCCACAAGGTCCTCAAGGACCACAGGGTCCAAGCACCTATAACCAGTCATTGAATACAGCTGATCCTGTAATCTTTACTAGCGTGTCAACAAATGTATTGAATGTCAAAAATGTGATTGAAGCAACCAATGCATTGTCTGCTGCAACTGGTACTGTGACGCATGATTGCGCGCTTGGACAAATTTTTGTTCACTCAAGCATTAGTGCAAACTTTACTGCCAACTTCACTAACACAACGATTCCTGCAAATAATGCAACATCGTTCACGCTAGTGTTGAATCAAGGTGCAACAGCATATGTTCCAACTGCGGTTCAAATTGGTGGTCAAGCGCAAACTGTAAATTGGCAGGGTGGTACGCAACCAGCTGGTTCAGCTAACAAGAAGGATGTTGTTTCCTTCAGTGTTGTGAACAATAATGGAACGTGGATAACACTTGGTCAATTGACGACGTTCGGATAATGTTTAGTTCATTCAGTGGGTCCAGAGCATTTGGTAGGAAAGGGATTTCCTACCTTGCTGGAGTTGTAGCAAGAAGATATAACGGCGGCTATTTTGCTGACGACGTTTCATGGTTCGCCTCGCAAACAGTATCTTCTACTACAATTCAAGTTGGTTCAATATCTGAACCAGGAAGTGATGATGGAAGTGATTTCAGTTATCAATGGTTGGGATATTTTAGACCAACAACAACTGAAACATATACATTTTATTTGAGTAGTGATGATGCATCTTACATGTGGATTGGATCAAATGCAAGGTCTGGATTTACAACAGGAAATGCAACTATAAACAATGGTGGGTTGCATGGTGTTGTTGAAATGAGTGAAAGCATTGCATTGAGCGCTGGTGTATATTATCCGATTCGAGTCCAATTTGGTGAAAGAGGTGGTGGTGATGTCTGTACGTTTAGTTTCTCTACACCAACCATAAGTAAGAAATCAGATACAACTGGAATAACTTTTTATAATCCAGCTACAATGGGTATTTAAATGTTGGGTTCATTTAGCGGTTCATTTAAATTTGGTAGAAGAAAAGTTGGTGTGCTTGATATTGTGCGCACTAATCTTCAACTTTATCTCAATGCTGCTGATTCTACAAGTTATCCTGGTTCTGGAACAACTTGGACAGATTTGAGTCCAAATGGATATGCAACAACATTACAAGGCTCACCAACATTTAATAGCACACACTTCACATTTGATTTTACTGATTACATTGATACTAATCAAAGTTTAGCATCAGAAAATTTTTCTGTTGGTGCATGGTTCCGCACTAGTTCTGCTGGCATTAAGATGATTATCTCAAAAGAAACTGCTGCAGGTTGGCCATGGAATTATCGCATATGGATGAATGGTGGGTTAATTATTGGTGACATTGCAACATCAGGTGGCTCAAGTAATTCTATTTCTAGTCAATTGAACACTTATAATGATGGATCTTGGTATTATGTTATGTTTACAAGAGATGCATCTAAGTTACGATTATATGTAAATGGAATTGAAGTAAACAATACAAACACAACCTTATCTTCTATCACAAATTCGCAAGAAGTTTGGTTTGGATTGAGCGCGTATTCAGGTGGAAGTTATCAGTATTATGGGGATTTGAGTCAAGTGTTCATCTATAATAGAACATTGACTGCCTCTGAAATATTACAAAATTACAATGCAACTAAATCAACATATGGCTTATGAGTGAAACTGATTCAAAATTGGCAGATATTCTGAACACTGATTATATCCCTGTTGTAAAAGATAACAGTGATAAACCAATTACAATTCATCAAGATAATGCTGAAAATCCAGACGCGGATTATTCTCGCGCAAACTATTATAATCTAATTGAGAAAGGCAACGAAGCACTTGACGGCATTTTAGAAGTTGCAAAAGAATCACAGCATCCACGTGCATATGAAGTTGCTGCCAACATGATTAAAAATCTCTCTGACGTTACAGAGAAATTAATGATTCTTCAAAAGCAACAAAAAGAATTGAACCCCCAAAAAGCAGAGCAGCAGGGACCAACTAATATTAATGTTGATAAAGCTGTATTTGTCGGAAGCACTGCTGAATTATTGAAGCAATTAAAGAATGAATCAAATAACAGCTAAACTCAAACATTATCTTGGAAATCCCAAGTTAAAACGAGTTAATATGCAAATGGGACTCACGGAAGATCAAATCCGCGAGTTTGTCAAGTGCGCCGAAAATCCAGAATACTTTATTGAGAACTACGTCAAGATTATTACACTTGACAAAGGTTTTGTTCAAATATCTTTGTATCCATTTCAGAAAGATGTTGTCAATGACATTAATAACAATCGTCGTGTAATTGTAAAGGCAGGTCGTCAGGTTGGTAAAACCACGATCATTGTTGGTTATATTCTTTGGTACATTCTTTTCAATCAAGACAAAACAGTCGCGATTCTTGCAAACAAAGCCAGTACGTCAAGAGAAATTCTTGCTCGTATCAAACTAGCATACGAAGCACTGCCAATGTGGATTCAACAGGGCGTTAAGGTATGGAACAAGGGTGACATTGAATTAGAAAACGGATGCCGTGTACTCGCTAATTCTACAGCATCAAGTGCGATCCGTGGTTTCTCTATCTCGCTTCTGTATCTTGACGAGTTTGCATTCGTGCCAACAAACATTGCTGA